CTCTACATTCGTTCCGCGCTTTCAACGAGAACCACCCCTGAGCGTTTCTCAGGAATGTAGGTGCAGGCAACAGGCATTCGAAAAACTAGCCGCCGGTCGAAAAGCAAGACTTCATCCAAGGTGTGGGCTGGAGTGTGGGCTGTGAGGTTTTGCCAAAAGCCAGAAACGACAAAGCCCCGAAAAATAAGGGCTTTGTCGTATAAAGATGGCGGAGGCGATGGGATTCGAACTCATGGACCTGTTACAGTCGACGGTTTTCAAGTCCGAGGAATAAACGTTATATTTCAATTGGTTAGTATTTTGTGGTTTCCGCAAGCGGGTATTTTTCGATGCTCTGCAGGTCGCTAAAATCAAGGGGCGGGCCTTTACTTGCGGAAACGTTTTTGGCGTGTTTTTTCGGCCTCATCGGGTGGGTTTTACGATCTCTCCGACGCGTCGATAAACCGTCTCAGTGATCCGCTTGTCGGTGTGTCCGAGCAGCCGACTGGCGTGACCCAGATCATCGATTTCGCTCGCTGCCTTTGGCCGGATATCCCTGAACTGGAATTGCCGGATACTTGCCGCGAGCGCTGGGTCTTCGTCTTCCAGCGCTTTAATGATGGCTATGTTGCGTGCATCGTCGAAGCGCAGACGGAGCATCGGCGCGGTAACCCGGCGACCATCCTCGGTGACGATTAAGTAAGGATTCCGGACCGCGCGCGCCTTTCGTTGTTCAAGCAGCCTTTCAATCAGCTCGCCCAAGCCGTTGATGATCTCCCCGGCATCGAGCCTGATCCTCAGCTTCTTCGAGGTCTTGCCCTGGGCGACTTGCAGGAAGCTGTCGATGACGTCGGTGGCACGCATCGACAAGACGTCAGCCGGGCGCTGTGCAGTGAAATAGGCAAGGTCCATAGCATCCTTCAGTTCGGGCGATGCTGCCCCGTAAACAGCGTTCCAGATGGTTGAGTCGGCGTAGAAGTCGCGCGGCGTTTCCTTGTTCTTGCGCACACCAGAGGCCGGGTTCTCCTTATCGGTGATGCCCCACTCCCTGGCGATGTTGTAGATGTGAGAAAGCAGCGAGATTTCGCGGTTCGCCCGAACTTTGCCGGTTCGTTTGTCGCGGTACTGCGCGATTGCCTGCGGCGTCACTGCGTTGATCGGCGCATCACTGAATGCCTTCCTGAGCTGCGTCAGCGAGAGCAGGTTGTCCTTCTGAGTTCTCGGCTTCTTGCCAGGTATGATCTCGGCCTCGTAGCGGTCGAATACCTTGCCCAGCAAAGTATTCTTCGCTGGTACCGGCTTGCAGTCGAGCTTCGCCCATTCCGCCTTGGCAATGTCCAAGTTTCCTCCAAGAGGAATTTCAATCCTCTTCCCCGAACTATCCTTCCCGTCGTAGTAATACCCCACCCACTGCACACCGCTTTTAAGCGTCCTGACCCGCCGAATCATCCGAGGCGGCAGGTCTCTATTTGCTGCCTTTCTTGGGCGCATTCCTTACCCCACGCGTGATAGATCCAATGACCAGGCCTCGGCGGCAACGTTTTCTGCTGACGGTTTCACACCTGCCAGTTTCATTCGGGCATACACGCGACCAACCACAGGGCGCCGCGCACCAGTCAGTACGTACTTCCAGCCGTTTTGATTGAGCCATCCGAGCTGGCGCGACGGGATTTGATAACCCGTGATAGCAGCCAGCTCTTCATCGGCGAGAGTTTCACTTTGAATTTCCATGATGATGCTCCATGCCGCGCGCGGCGGCAGAAGTTGGGTAGGGGTTAGCGCTTTTCGAGGGCGGTAGTGATGGCTTCGACTATGACCGGGCCGACAATCCTTGTGCTGTCCAGGTGATCCTTGAACAGGCGATTCAATCGGCCGATCGCAGCTTCTCTTGCTTGGTCATGGACTTGGCCTGTTGTGCAATCAGGCCCCCAGCTGCCGAGGCTCGAAAGCTCCAGAGTGATGGTGACCTTTGCGCCTGTAGATGTTCTTGAACGTGGCTTCATCACCGCGGCCCCTTGTAGCAGTACACGTAGGCGAACCAGGCGAGGGCGATCATGCTGCCTCCGCGACGGTCTGACGGAATACGGGAAGGACGCCAGCCTGCTCACGAACCGCGCGCATGCCTTCCTCGTCGTAACCCCAGATATTGCTGTCGCTGAATCGCTCCGGGCCGAGGTAGCCCGGGTGCAGCGGCTCGCCAGTGCAGATGTAGTCTCGGAATTTTTTGACCAGGTCCTTCAAAGTTCCGCCATGGTTGAACCCGCGCCACCGGCCGCCCCACACCGTTTCATGGGTGAAGATTCGCTTCCCTGTGTATTCGTCGACGATCCAGACCTTGCCGCGATGATCGACTTCCATGATGGCGTAACGGTCCGTGACATCGTCGTAGAAGAACCTTCGGCCGTGGTCGGCGATGATCCGGATTGCCTGGTTGACCTGATCGGCGCGCTGGCGCTTCAAAGTGAGTTTGTTTTCTTTGGGCATGGGGCGTCCTTTGCCGGGGCATGCCCGGGCGGTGGAATTGAAAGGGGGCTACTTCAGGTGTGGGTCGCTGACCATAGGGCAGTTGCAGTGCCTCCCGATGATCCCGGTTTCAATCGAACCGGAGCGCTACCGCATGAAAAAACGTATCGAATTGCTGAACCTGATTGCTGCACTGATCCGCTTGGCCGATGTGATCATCCGTACGGGCTGGTTTTGATTTGTCGGAGGATGCGCTGGCCGATCCAGCGAACGACGGTGACCGCCTTGCTGTTCCCGATCGCTTTGTATCGAGGCCCGTCCGGACATTCCTTGGCGGGCTTACCGCGCCAAGGGATCAGCGTGTAGTCGTCTGGCATGCCCTGGAGGCGTTCGCACTCGCGGGGAAGCAGGCGGCGCACTCCGGACGCGCCAGCTGTGATTGGCTGGCCACGTCCGGTGCCGTCCTCACTGCCGTCGAAGCCGTCGGCCTTCAGGGTATGGGTGATGTCGCCAGTGATGCAGACGGCGACCTGGCCGCCGGCATTCGCATGGCTTCCGGAGTGGTTCATGGCGCGTAGTGTCGGCGCCAATGCGCCGGCATCTGCACCGTTATCTTTGCAGGAAAAGGCCAGCACTGCGTTTTCCGCTCCGTTGTTTCGGCCAAGGGCAAAGGCAAGCCTGTCGCTGTAACCTGGGTCTTGCGTGCCATGCACCACCAGTAGGCCTGACTCCGCGTCTTGCTGAGTAGCGCTGCCGGCCGCCTTGCCGTTGGCATTAAGCGTGCCGGCTACGATGAATGCTTCGGAATCGGCGCGATGACTGCTCTGGGCTTGGGCTCGAAGCGATGGTGCCACCGCAAGGAAATGGCCAGCCGCTGCGCCGTCTGGTCTGCCTCCCGCTCCACCGCTGTAGGCGTGGCTGGTCAGGGCGCCGACGACGTCAGGCTGCACGAGGAAGGTCTCGCTTTCAATGTCGAGCCGGGTGTCCTTCGCCGTGAGGGTGGCTGATCTCTCGATCGAGCCGCCCAAGCCGTGACCACCGAACGCCGGTATCCCACCGAACATGCTCACCGCCGGGCCTTCATCACCCTCGCAGTTCACGCAGCCGTACGGTCCGAGGTGTTCGGCGAAGACTTCTCCGCATCCGCACTGGAGCGCAGGGCCGAAAGGAGCTGTTCCGGTAACGTCTTGCCCCTCGCCTCGGCGCGGCGCAGTATCCCGGCGCACGCCTTCTCGCTCAAAAAGTACCTCGGTGGGATCGAATCCGTCTCGAGCACTTGCGACAACGAACACACGGCGGCGTCGTTGGGCCAGGCCGAAATATTGGGCGTCCAGGATCCGCCACGCGATTGTTCTTTTGGGTCCATACACACAACCAGCGTCCGGCCATTTCTTCCCTGAAGGCTGCAGTTCGCAGTCTTCCCCAGCAAGCGCGCCAAGAAAGCATCCGAAGGCGTTCCCTTTGTCACTGAGGACGCCGGGGACGTTTTCCCAAACGACAACGCAGGCGGGCCTTCGCTGGCCGGCGCGAACATAGTCAACTGCATCTGCAAGCTCCACGTATTTGATGGTGAGGGCGCCGCGCGGGTCGGTGAGACCTTCGCGCATCCCGGCCACGCTGAAGGCCTGGCACGGGGTTCCGCCGACGAGGACGTCCGGTGCGGCGATCTTGCCGGCCAGCACCAGGGCGCTGAGTTTGGTCATGTCGCCGAGGTTCGGCGTGTTCGGGTAATGGTGGCCCAGCACCGCGCTGGGGAAGGCCTCGATCTCGGCGAACCAGGTCGCCCGCATGCCCAGTGGGTGCCAGGCTTGTGTCGCGGCTTCGATGCCGCTGCACACGCTTCCGTAAGTGATGGCCATATGGTATATCCTTCTTGATTTAAACTCGGGCTAAGATATGGAACTACCTAGGTCATTTGAACTAAACGCTGCTGATATCAAGTACGAGGGGCGATTATTGAAGAATCAAGTTGGCACTGAGATTGGCCTTAAAGATTCGCCAATATATATTCATGTCGACTCAGACACGGATTGGGCAACAGTTGTCCCGGCTGCAGCTGGAGTTGTAGTAGCGCTTTTAGCGGCATGGTTAACGATTGGCGTTCAGAGAAATCAAATTCAAGGGAATTTGAGTAATTTCAGACATCATTGGATGGCTGAGCTTAGAGAGGCGGCCGCAGAGTTGATATCTCTTATGACATATGTTGTAAATATGAACTCAAAGCAAGAGGGGTTCAAAGGCTCTGATGACTACTACAAAGCATGCGCTAGGATGTCGCAACTGCGCGCTAGAGTTAATCTTCTTCTGAGTCGAAATGATGAGCGTTCTAGAAAACTAATAAAGTTGGGTGGTGATGCTAACATTCTGGCGATCAGAATCGAGTATGAAAGTCCCACAGGTAAACCGCTTCTAAAAATAAAAGAATACCGCGATTTGCTAAGGGCGGAACTCGAACAGGCTTGGGTGGATACTAAAAATGACCTTGGTTTCGGCCGAAGATTGATATTCCCAAAAATGTCGTGGTTGCTGAAACGAAAAAAGGCCAACGGTGGGTAAATGCTCGTAAACGATGGATAGGCGTGGGGGATCCTCGCCGGCTGGCGTGATTCGTTGAAGTGGGGTATTTCTGTTCGGCCCGGCATGGAGTCGGTTCAAGGAGAGCGTTGTGGCGAAAAAACCGTCAGATTCTGGAATTCACGCTATGAGAATTCGCAAGTTGAAGCAGGACATAGCGGACGCAAAGCGCATGGATATTTCTCACCGTTTCATGCACATGTCAGCACTTGCTCCAAATAGTCGCGACGAACATGTCTCCAGACATGGAGAGCTCTTTACTGGGCCGGAAATGCTTGAGTGGTGGGCGCGTGATGATAACGACGTCGGATGCCGATGCGCTGCGGTGATGGTTCTCACTGATGAAGCAGGTAATCCTTTAGCTCCTGCCTTGATTTCTAGGGCGAAATCTAAGCTTGAGAGCTACAAAAAACATGTCGAATAGTGCGTGCCCGCTCCATTGGACAGAGGCGTGATCACGCCATTCGAATACTTCGTGCGATTCGTGGCGTCTTGGTGATCGCGCCTTTCAGAAGCAGGCGGGTCACGCGCTCAGCCGCGGCGTTTCCGTTAACACCGGCGGCAGTGGCCAGTTCGGCAATGGTGGGCGAGTAGCCGTTCTTTTCGATGAAGCCTTTAATAAAGCCCAGGGTCTCGGCTTCGACTTTGCTGATGGGAGTGTTATTCGACATGTTGAGCGGCCTCGCGCCTGGCAAAAGCTTTAATCTGTCGCGACTGCTTTTCGGTAATCACGATTTCAGGTCGCGACATGTTGGCGAAGCGGCCGGAGTCTTCAGCGGGTGCGGCGGCCAGGTTGATCAGGAAGGTCGAAACCGTCTCCTGCCATTCTTCGAAGCCGTGGCGCTCGCCGAGAATATTCAGGGCATCATTCAATGCCTTAGAAACAATCAGCGAGCGCTTCTCGGCGCCGATCTTGTCGAGCAGGGCTTTCTCCTTGGCGCGCTTGTCCCGCTGAATATCCGCGTTGCTCTTGGCCATGGCCTACCTCTTCAATTCCGCTTGCCGGCAAGTCCAGCCAGGTCTGTCGTCGGCGCTGGTGCGCCCGGTTGATCATTCGTTTCATTTGGGCGAGGCGAACTTGAAGCCGTTCTCTCTGGCGATCAGCTCGATGCGCTTCTGCCGGATACGAGTTTGCGTTGCTGCTGCGCTGGACGTGATGCCTGTCGCCGCCAGAGCCTTGAGCATGGGGGCGAGCTTGTCGCGTTCGGCGCGCAGGCGTTCACTGTGGCCGCTGGCGCCGGAGAGGCTGGTCTCGCCACTAACGCCAGACGCGATCAGCTGAACCGACTTACCAGCGCCGAAGAACTGATCCAGCTGCTGGTTCAGATTGGTGATGATCGAGTCCCGCGGGTTGGGCATTGGTACGCCGATCATTTCCGATCACCTGACAGCGAGAGCTTGATGCCGTCTGCGCGCGCTTCCAGTTGCTGGGCGAAGTTCACGGCCTCTTTCCAAGTCCAGCGGAAGCCCTTCACCTTACGGGTGGCCAACTCGATGATGTGGTACGCCTTGCCTTTGGTGACGATCTGGAAGCGAATCTTTTGCACGGGCAGCTCCTGGCCGATCATTGCGTAGAACGCGGCGGTGGCGATGCTTGCACGAGCACGCAGGGCGGCAACCCCGTCGACTCGCTGTTGAAGTGATGGATGCATGGCGATTCCTCGGTGGGGTTGCGTGTATTCGTCAGCACTCGGGCCTCCTGCTGGTTGCCGTTGGGCGCAGTGGAGAGTGCTCACGGGTAGACGCAGGCGTAAAAAGGCCCGAGATCACCCGGGCTTTTGTTGGTGTCACGAAGACCTCCCTACGTGACAGCCTCCCAGGCCCGCTACTGGCGACGGCTTGGGTTTGTTTCATCAGTGGTGATCTTGAACTTTGGGGCGGGCCTACCGGTTGCCCGGATGGTGCGCGGTGACACCGACGGCCCAGATGTCCGCTGCCTGTTCATGGATTCTTGAGCGAATACTGCAGGCTTTCTTCGCTACCAAAGTTGGAGCATTCGTCTATTTCATAGCGGTCATCCTCGGTTGGAGTGGGCTGGAAAAAACTATTCCGCTTAGGTGCAATTTGTTTCCGGTTCCGCCGGATGCAGGGGGCCGCATTGCGCGGTGCAGAGTCATCCGCATCGGAGAGTGATCGAAACACCAGGGCGCTACTCCTGCTTAGTTCCCGCCGCGTTTTTAGTGTTGGCCGTCTCGCTCATATCGGCTCAGGACATTCACGGGGCTTTGCGATCCTAGCGCTGCAGCCCGCTTGGGCACGCTTCGATCACTCTCCGATGCGGCCAGGTACTGGAATTACCAGGTGCTCGGGCAGTTATCGTCAGGCTGACGTGGCGCTGGTTGGTCTTAGCTGTGAGTGATGGACAGATCGCTAATTACGCAGATCGAAGCCTCCTCGGGATCGGTGGTGTCGGAGTAATCGATCTGGTTGTACACGCCGCCGTGGAAGGCGAAAGTTTTCGTGTCCCAAGTGTTGTCGAGGCGCATGATTGCGGAAGTAGATTTGACGCCGTTACAGCTCGCCGTTACAGAAACGGCACCGCTGGCGTTGGCGTGAATATTGATTTTGAAAAGCGCACCAAGCGGTACGTTCTCCAGCACCGTCGAATTCACGGGATCGTCTTGCAGGTAGCTCGATCGGAACCCCATGGTGATTTTGCCTTTGTTCCAAAACACCTTTACCGGAGGGCGTTCAGAACCTTGCACATGAATTTGGCCGATCACGACCTTTTGCAACGAATTGACCTTCGTCAGCCGCATTTCTTGACGGCACCAATGGTCTGCGGCACTGGCAAACAGCCAATAGCCTGGCTCTTTCCATTCACAACGAGTTCGATGGACGCTTTTACTGGAGGCGCCAAGGGTGGGCGCTGTCATTTGCAGCGATCCGTCGGGAAGCATCGAAATGACGCTTGGGCATTCGATCAACGCTCGCCAGCCGATCAAGTCAAGGGAGATAGGGTTCGTGTCGGAAATTGGAAGCGGGGTGGCGATGATGAAATTGCTGATATCCACAGTCATTGTCGACTCCTTATTTCATTTGGTGTCACCTGTGCTCCGTTGAGCCTTCGCTTGATGTAGGCCTACATCCGTCTGCCCACTCGCTGAATAGGCAGAGGTGATGCTTATTCAGCCTGGAGCGCTTCAATGGCTACCCGGTAACTTGCAGCGAGGCCATCGTTGTAGTCCGCCTCTTTCCATTTGCCCTCGCCCCTCTGAATGGCTGCGTTTTCCTCGCACTGCTTTGCGTGTTGGTCGAGCTTTGCGATGGCTGCTTCGTGCTTCATGGAGTTCTCCAGGGTTATGCGTGGTGGTCATAAGCTTCGGCGCGCTTCATCGTCCGGACCTGGGCGATACGGCGCTCAGGGACGCGGCGATCACGGCGCATTGAGTCGCCATCGAGCATTGCGTGCATGGCGATCAGCGCAGCCAGCACGAAGCACATCGGAGAAATGATTTGGCGGCGCATCGCTTCGGCCACCAGGGCGGCGCGGCGGGTAACGCCGAGCTTGAACATGGCGTTGGTGAGGCGCTTCGCTACGGTGGCCGGCGAAATGCCGACCTCTCGTGCGATTTCCTTCGCGGTAAGCCCGAGGGCAACCCAAAGAAGGAACTGAAGCTCTCGCGGTGCCAGGCCACGACCGAGGTGACCCTTCCATGTGCCATTTACGATTTCTGTTTCCATCGTTTTGACTCCCGGTTGTTTTCCCAATGCACCCGGTTAACCAGGTGCATCAGTGAAACTTTCCGTCCTATTGCCGCCGGAAGGGCGGGGCGCATTGCTTGCCGGGTCGTTCACACGGTTCTGGCGTTTCACCATCGAGCAACCGTCCAGGGTGTTCCTGTCGTGGGCAGGCTTTCGGGCCTGTCTGCTCGCCGGTCGCCGGTAGAGGCAATGCGGTCTGTTGTTTGTTGCGCTGTCTGTTAAAGAGCGGCGGGTCGCTTGACCCTTTCGCTTCCGGTCCCTGGTTGGGTACTCGGCGGCGATGGAGTGAATATAAGCTCGCTTATTTTAATCGTCAATAAGCAGCCTTATAAAAATTCTTCGAGGCGATAAAAAGCCCGCTCAGTGGCGGGCTAATTTCATGCTTCGCAGTACTGTCTCCAGCCGATCCTGACGGCGCCTCCCTCTAAGGACTCGACCATCACGCCGGCCGTCTCGCTGATTTCATCGATTAAACGCTGCCAATCCTCGACGGTCTCGTGCTCGAGCCTGAACACCGTGACCGCTTGAACCTTTTGAACGCCAGGTGCAGCGATGATCGCTTGTAAGCGCCGCCCGGTTAATTCGTAGGAAGTGCGAGGTTTTGTCGTAGGAATCGAGGGGGAGAGCATGCGGTTTTCCTTACCGTGACTGTATGAATGTACAGTATTAGTGCGGAGCCATTTTGGCAAGATGCGCGGAGTACATTTGTACTCTTTCCAATGCCGGGCGCAAAAAAGCCCACTCGGCGGTGGGCTTTGAGGCGCGTGCTTTTTTGAAGAATGTTTACAGCTTTTGCAGCGCCCTGACTACGACGCCGACAATCCTGCAGTTCTCTGCACACATTTCAGTAGGGTACGCAGGGTTTAGCGGCTTCAGAAACCGACGACCGCCATCATCGACGAGCTTTTTAAAGGTTGCCTGGTCGCTGTCCGCCAGCTTCGCTACCACCAGTTTTCCTGATTGAGCATCAGCTTCTGTGTCGACCAAGATCAGTGTCCCCTCGGTGATACTCGTTCCGACTGGAGACGTCATCGAGTCACCTTTTACCTCGAGCCAGAATGCTGGACCTTTCGAGTCGTAGTCCGACAGTTCATACCGATCGGAGTATCCAGGAGGGAATGGCTCAACTGCTTCGGCCCAAGCACCGGCGGCAACCCAGCTGATTACCGGATACCGGAAAGACTCAACCGGCTGACGAGCTTCACCAACGTTTGAGTCGACCTTCGCGGCGCTGATCATTGGACCAATATTTTCAGACAGCCAGATAGCGCTCACGCCGCATGCATGCGCGATCTTAGGCAGATGTGCGCTTTGAAGATTCTTTCCTGTCTCCAACTGCGAAATCACTGGCTGCTCCACTCCAGCCTTTTGGGCTAGAGCCTTTTGCGTCAGCTTGGCGTGAATTCGTGCGGATTTAATTCGTTCGGCGAGTGTATCTGGAGGGATCGAAATGACTCCCATCGAAAGGCTCGTCGACTTCTTCGGCGGGCAGACCAAAACAGCTTTGGCTCTCGGCGTATCTCAGGCTGCGGTTTCGTACTGGGTGTCTGGTATTCACCTGATGAGTGCCGAAAAGGCCTTCAAGGCAGAAGAGCTAACAGCTGGGCAAATCACGGCTCGCGAGCTTTGCTCCCGCCCTCAAGCGGCTCGTAAATCAGCCGCTTAAACCACGCCACGAAACCCCGAATGCGGAAGTGAACCTATGGCATACGACGATAAAGCCCACCGGCACGAGCACCAGGTGAAGGTGCGCCTCGATGACGAAGTCTTTCAGGAGCTGAAGGATGTTGCCCGCGACATGAAGCTTCAACACAGCGTGCTTAGCCGAGAAATCATCGAGGCCGCGCTTGAGGTCAAGCGAACGCTCGGAGAGCTGCCGTTTGAACTGGAGAAAAGACGCGCCTGAGAAGGCGACAGAGGGGGATTCATGCCCAGTGCAGTAGTTGACTTACGGAAGGGCGACACGGAAGACCTGGCGCGATGGGCGTCTGAAATCGGGATCACCCCGGATGCATTGGCCTCGCAGATTTTGCGACTGGCCATCCCGGGACTCAAGAAGGCGGCAAGCGCGCCAGTCCCGCTCGACAGCAACGTAGTTGCCTTCACTCCCAAGCGATGAGTACCGGCCCTTTTTAGGGACCGCACGGCATGGAAGGTGGACAGGTTGCAGATTTCAAGATTGGCGCTGGTCCCTGTTTCGGGACTGGAAGAAATGGTCATGGGTTCGGCCCTGATCAAGCTGTTGAAGCAAGTATCGCGGGAATAGGGCGGCAGCGGCAGAACACCGGATTAGCTGTGAATTTAACCAGTACTCAAATTACACGCACAAAAAAGCCGGTGGCTAGACCGGCTTCTTCACAACGCAAACACTTGAGGGGCCATTATGAACATCAATACCGCTCCAAGCAATACCCGCCATGTCGCGACACTTTTCGGTCAATCGCAAAACGTGTCGCGTCACACGATGTCGTCTCGCGAGATTGCCGAACTGACCGGCAGCACGCATGACAATGTGCTGAAAACCATCCGCGCCTACGTTGCCAAGGGTGTCGTTTCTTCAAACGACACCCCCTACGTCCACCCGCAAAATGGTCAGGTCTACCGTGAGTTCCTGCTTTCCCAGCGCGACACTCTGGTGGTGGTCTCAGGCTACAGCGTCGAGTTGCGCGCGCGGATCATTGATCGGTGGCAGGAGCTGGAGGCGAGGGCGGATCAGTTCCAGATTCCGGCTACCTATGCCGAAGCGTTGCAAGCGGCTGCTGATCAGGCGAAGGAAAACCAATCGCTTCGTTTGGTGATCCTGGACCAGGCGCCGAAGGTGGCTGCCATCAAGCGCCTGGCGTCCGCCGTCGGCGCAATCTGCATCAGCGATGCCGCCAAACAGCTGCAGGTTCCGCCATCCAAGCTTTTCCAGTGGTTGGAGAAGAATCGGTGGATCTTCCACCGCGGTGGCTCCAAGCGCTGGACCGCCTATCAACCCCGCATCACCGCCGGCTATCTCGTCCACAAGGTCACCGCACTGAAGAGTGATCCGGAGACTGGTGAGGATCGTGCTGCCTTTCAACCCCTTGTAACTCCCAAAGGCCTGGCCTACCTGGCTGAAAAGAATATCGGAGCCTCGCTGTGAGCGTTCAAGCAATGTCCTGGGCGCTCTCTCTGCCCACCGAGTCTCTGAAAGACTCAAGCGCACGTCATGTATTGCTGTGCCTGGCCAACTACGCCGGATCGAACGGCGCTGGTGCATTCCCGTCGGCCTCGACCCTGGCCCAAGACACGGGCCTTTCCGAACGAACCGTTCGCTACAAGCTGGACGATCTGGAGAAGGTTGGCCTGATCCAGAAGGGCAACCAAGCTATCGCCGCCGTGCACATTGATCGTCATGACCGTCGACCAGTCGTTTACGACCTTCAACTATCGCGGGGTGCAAATCCTGCACCCCGCACAAAACGGGGTGCAGATGACGCAACGGGGTGCAACTCACAACAGAACGGGGTGCAGCCTAAGACAGAGCGGGGTGCAGAGGCTGCACCCAATACATCAATTAACCATCAAGTAACCGAAGAGCAGCAGCGCGAAATTTCCGAAGTCATCGCCGAGCAGGATCGTCAGGCCCTCTCCACCGATGACCGCCAACGCTTCGCCATGTTTGCCGAGTGGGAACTGCCGGAGAGCTGCATGGCGACCCAACTGAAAATCGCCGGCTTGCCAGCTGACTCGTTAACCGACGAGCTGGTCTCAGGGTTCAAGGGTTTCTTCGTCGCCAAGCCTTCGACTGTCGACACCGCTGCTGGCTGGTGCTTCCGACTGGTCACTTGGATCAAGCGTGAGCGAGTCAACGCCGCCGGCACTACATCGTCCGCAGCTTCGGACGACTTTGACGATGAAAACACCGAATGGATGAATGGGGGTTCGAAATGAGAGCGGTTTCTACGGTAGCGGCTCAGGCCATGACCAAAGTCCGCCACGGCGAATTCATCGAAGCAGCTACTGAGGTTTCGGCCCAGGCCCGGCAGGACCAGGCCCATGCAACCGGAAAGGTGATCAACCAGCTTTTCCGTCAGTTGCGCTCGATCCGCACCGCATGGCGTCAAGCATGGCCAGACAAGAAGTCCTACATGGAATCGAAAGCCACCTGGTTGCAGGCGTTCGTCGAGAACGGCATTTGCACTCAGGAGCAGATCGATATCGGCCTGATCCGCTGCCGTGCCGAGCCTTCAGATTTCATTCCGAGCGTGGGCAAATTCATTCAGGGGTGTGTGCCTACTCCGGAGATGATCGGCCTGCCCACCGTCGACTCCGCGTTCGATCAGGCAATGCGCAACTGCCACCCGGCGATGCGAGCCGTAGCCAAGTGGTTTCATCCAGCGGTCTACCACGCTACCGCCGCAGCCGGGTTTCACAGTCTGCCGTTGCTCAGTCGCGAATTGGCATTGATCAGCTTCGAAAAACGTTACATGGAACAGGTCCGAAAGGTCTGGATGGGCGAGCAGCTTCAGCCGGTACCGGTAGCGGAGTTGCCAGCGCCGGTAGCTATGCGGACTCCCAAGGTCGGAAACCAGGCGCTGGCCGCGCTGCGTGCCATGCGTTCGCGAGGTGCTGCTCGTGCCTAACCCGAATCTCGCAACAACCGACCCGTCCGAGTACCGCTACGCCGTGCATTGCTGCGCCTACAAGTGGGATCTCACCGATAAACCAGATCGCGCTGTAGCGCTATTCGAACATCGCTCGGCCGCCGAGAAGTTCGGCAGCCTGATGTGGCCGAGCACTTTCGAAGTAATCGACATCACCACAGGAGAGAAGGCATGAACGACATGCTGCTTCATCTGTACATCGCTTTCATGACGGTCGTCGCCGTCGGCCTTTGGTGGGGCATCCGCCGTCTCGAGCGCCGTGCCCGAATCGCGCGGGGTAATCGCGAATGACGCCGGTCGCCATGAAGCAGTTCAAGCAAAAGCCGACGCGCGCCAAGCCAGTCGACCGTGAGGGCCTGGAGCAAGCGGCGTTGATGGCTGAGCTTCGTGCCCGCATGCCCGAGGTCGCCGACCTTATCTATCACGTCCCGAACGGCGGCCATCGCGTGAAGGCCGTTGCCGCGAAGTTGAAGGCCCAGGGCGTGAAGGCCGGTATTCCCGATCTGGTCCTGCCGATGGCCCGCGGCGGGTTCTTCGGTTTGTACATCGAATTCAAGGCGACGCCACCGAACGACGCCGCGATTTCGTCCAGCCAGCATGAACGCATTCGCAAGCTCAATGCTCAGGGGTATCTGGCGGTGGTATGCCGCGGGCAATTCGACACGATGGAGCAGATCCGCGCCTACCTTCGGCTCGCTCCTACAGTGGTGGCCGCATGACCAGCGCCGCCGTGAAGATGTCCGACGCCGAGATCAAACGGCAGGCTGCCGGCGATGTCCGGGATCTGCGCGACATCGAGAATCGCGGCCTGTACCTGCGCTTCAATCGTGATCGCGCCCGCGCTTCGTGGTACTTGGTGCGGAAGGGGGAGTGGAATCGTATTGGCACCTTTCCGGATCTCAATGCGAAGCAGGTCGTCGCGGCATTGCCGGCGATCCGGCTGCGCCTGGAGGCCGGGACCGGTTCGAATCTGTCGAAGTGGGTCACCACTCGCGAGTTGCTGGACTGGTACGCCGAGCGCATGTCCCGTGACCGCAGTCTTTCGACCAAGCGCAAGAAGACCGGTGCATCGCTCATCAAGTGCCACCTGATCCCGTGCCTAGGCAGTGTGCCAATCACCGACATCATCAAGGCCACCCTCGACACTGAGCTCATGTGGCCGCTGCAGGAAAAAATCGGCATTGACTACGTGCGCTCGGCGTTTCAGCTGCTGGCGCTGGCATTCCGCCAAGCGTTCAAATTAGGGCACATCTCAGCCAACCCAATGGCGGAGGTGAGATTCAAGGATTTCTCTAAGGCGAAGGTCGGGATCAAGCCGTCTCGCCTGCGTGGCGTTCAACTGCAAGCCCTGCTGGAGCAGCTGGCCGAGGTCACCAAGTCCGATCCCTTGGACGCCATGCTCGCGCTGATGATGCTCTGCCACGGCTCGCGCATCGGTGAAACCCGGCAGGCGCGCTGGTCGCACATCAGCCTGGCCGAACGTGAGTGGTTCATCCCGGCAGAGCACACCAAGACCGGTGTCGAGCATCACCTGCCGCTGACCGAACAGGCGTGCGAGCTGCTGATCCGGTACCGCGAAGGCCAATACGCACGAGGCTACGACGGCCAGTTTCTCTTTCCTTCACGCAATGGGAAGGTGTTGAGCGAAGGGCAGGCCAGTGCCGTGTTCACTCGGCTGGGGCAGGGCGAGTGGACCAGTCACGACCTGCGTAAGGTTGCCCGGACCACGTGGGCAGACATCGGCATCGACCACCTAATCGGCGAGATGCTGATCAACCACGCCATGGGCCACAACGTGCTGGTGTACATCCAGTCCGACGTGATGAACCGCAAGCGCGATGCCTTGCAACAGTGGCACGCCCATCTAGACCAGAAGGGTTTTGCCCTGATTCACGGATTGACCGGCTTTAGATTCGGAGATTCCGGTAATGCGCTGGAGGCCGCAGAAAATAAGGCCTGCGAGGCCAATCAAGAATCAACCATAGGCGAGGTTTAAAAATGATGATTTTGCTCGATAAGGCATCCGGCCTCGCCGTGAATCCAGCCGAAGTCAGCTCGATGCGGTACGAGGATTGGAATGGCGGTAAGCACCTGGTGCTGACCATGCAAACCGGCAAGGAGCTTTCCGTGCAGCACTGGCCTTATGGCGAAGGCCCAAACGTCTACCGCCTGCACGAGCAACTGCTGGAGGCTCAATGAAGAAGCTCCACGGATCACTCCAGAAGCGCGAGCTGAAGTTCATCGTCGAATGCAACGTTTGCCTCGGTAAGGGCGAACGGCTCGGGCTTTTCCACTATCTCGAGTGCGACCACTGCCTAGGGTCGGGCTGGGTCTGCGGCCATACGCTCCAGACTCTGCCGTTGAGGGACGTTGTGCCGGTACTCAATGCGCGCTTGAAAGACGCGCTCACGGAAATTGCCAGGGCTCGCCATGTCATCGGCGGTGCCCAACAGCAATACGAACAGAACAACCGCCGCGGCGCCGGCGGATCGAACTTTACCGGCGACTGATCGCGGGTCTTTATTTTTGTTGGGGGAGAGTCACTATGAAACTGATTGGAGCGCGTCAAGCCTGGACCGACTCGCAACATGAGTCCAACGCATCAATATCGGCCGTGGCCATTGAGTCGGCCAAGTCCGCCACCATCGCCAGAAAGACCAGGGCTCGTCAGCATGAGGTGGTCTTTGCCGCCATGGGTGAAGACAAGGAGGAGCGCATCAAGGTCGCCCGCCAAAAGATCAGCATCAGCGAAACTCGCCGTACTCCGATCGGCCGATCTACGGCCCGCGCCGCGCACCTGGCCATGATGGGAAAGATTCAGCGCGCCATTGGCACGTTGCCTTTTCAGGTCCAGCAGTTCGGGCACTTCCTTTACCACCCCTGCCTGACCATGCAGCACGTAATGAATGCCGTGCTGCTGATCACCGCCAAGGCGCAGTTGCCTGACCTAACCTCGGCCAAACGCGTGAAGGCTCAGTACCTGGTGACACTGGCATTGCAGTCGTACAAAGCTGAGGTCACCGGAGCTGCGGAGTGGGGACCGGCCCGAGTGGCTGCCGAAATGAACGCGTTCTTCGGCGTATCGATTGAGCCCAAGCACTGGAATCGTGATTGGCTGGACTTGTGGGAATCGCTGAAAGCAGTAATTAAAGAAGTGGATATTGAGGCACAGTCGCCTGTCTGGCAGTTGATTCACTCGGAAAAAGAAGAATCAGTAGCGTAATCTGTTGACATGGTGGGGATTTTAAGTTAATTTTCCCATAGTGCGCAACGTACCTCCAACGCACACCACTTCTAGAACCCGGCCATTGAGCCGGGTTCTATCATTATGGGGCGCGACAAAAGACACTTTTATATCGCCACTGTATTGACATCACGGCGGGCCCTGGTTGAGAGTTAGGAAAATTAAATTGGATCCGCTCATGATCAAGGCTATCGGACTCGCTCTAACTCTTTTTGCTACCTCCGCACTCGCGGCCGACATGGCCGACAAGGTCATGCTTTCTGAAGTACACGTGTCAAATAAGGCATTTTTTCCGGCCGTCGAGGGAGTTGCTAAGAACAATACTGGAGTGACCTTGGAGAATTTGTTTATAACGTTCAAGCTCTACAATGATGCGGGGGAAGTGGTCGGTAGCGCCCTAGCTCGAGGTAAAGACGTTGAGCCTGGCGAGTCATGGCGGTTCTCCACGCCCACTACGATTAAGTTCACTAAGGCAAAGCTTTCAAAGATTGAGATTTACTGATTGGAAAGCCCAACCATCGTGTTGGGCTTTTTTTTGGACTCGTTAAATGTGCTCGCTCTGGCGAAGATGTTGGCCTTTGGCTACTATCCTAGAAATTGAGTGTTTCTATGCAGGGATGATGAGCGCGATGAGTGATCAAGATGGCTGGCACAGAGATTCAAAAGGGAATGAGCATTTTTACTCTCATGATGCCGAATGGGCTGATAGAGACATGCGCCAAAAGCAAGCAGCGCGCACCTCATCCTCTAACAGTGGCTCTAATGACGCTGCGAACCGCTTTCAGTTCATCATCTCAATTGCGGGCGCAGCTTGCCTCCTTGCAGCTCACAAACTCTGGGTTGTTGTGGAAAAGTCAATGAAGGTGTCTGGGTATTCGCCCGTTGTGTCAGATCGAGTTGGATTGGCTGCGGCCATATGTCTGATTGCTCTAGGCGGCGTATTGGTGTGGAAGGCTCCAGGTTATCTCGGTAAATCTGTCGTCTGTATCTTGTACGCCCTCATAACGGGCTACCTCATTCTTTAACGCGTTATCCCCTCAACACAGAGCCTCGGCATCCGCCGGGGCTTTTTCGTTTTCGGCTCCACCACACCCATCGCTCCGAGCTGGGAGTGCTGTTGGGGCCGAACCTATTTCGCTCCCCGCAAGGGAGGATGCCGGATGTCACATATGCCAGAGAAGAACCCAGAGACCTGGCTCATTGTCATGGCCTGGCTCAGCCAGCATTCGCCGACTATCTATGCAGCGGCGGCATCTGCTGCGATGGCGGTGCTGCGGATCATCTATGGCGGTGGAACACGGCGACAGGCACTGCTTGAGGCGACGATTTGTATGTTGCTCACAACCAGCTTGATCTCCGTGTTGGAGTACTTCGGCCTGCCTTCCAGCCTCGCGACACCAGCGGGCATATGGACCGGTTTCTTGGGCGTGAAGAAGATTGCCGATATCGCCGACCGATTCACCGACTTCAAATTGCCCAAGCGGCAGGAGTGAACCATGCAATTGATCGACAACTGGAAACAAGCGCTGAGCATGACCAGCGTTCAGGCTGGTGGTGCCATCGCCGCGCTTGGTGTGGCTGAGCAGCTGATGCCATCGCTTCAGACGGTGCTGCCACCGATTGCCTATGGCGTGCTGGGTCTCCTGGTAATGATTGCTCGGGTGATCTTGCAGCCGAAGCTGAGCAAGTAGTCCGCGGCACGTAACACGAATGGCAATGGGGAACATGGAACATGTCGCGACTCAAAATTCTGCCGCCTCGCATGAAGCAACTCGAAGGCAGGTCCTTCGCCCAGCCAGTTGGACCGGAAGGTGAAGGAGGCTGGGGGGCAGGGCGAGGAGGGCGTCCGTGGCGCCGTAAGCGCGCCGCAATCCTTTTGCGTGATGAGTACACATGTCGGGTTTGTGGCTTGGTAACGCTTCAGCTGGAGGTGGATCACATCGTGAACCGCGCTCGAGGTGGGGCGGACGATGAAGAGAACCTACAGGCGCTCTGCATCCCTTGTCACAAGCTGAAGACTGCCGCCGAGGCTGCCGCTGGAGCGGGACGAACGTGAAGTTGCGACGCCTTTCCTGCAATTGAGAATCGCTGTCGACGTCGCTTGCGGCACGTCAGTGCCCCACCCTTTGGGGAGGGGGCGGGTCAAAACCGTGGGAGGTTTAGCCTCGGCCACCACTCGCCCCCGCACGGACAGATTTTTTCCCCCACACAGGTTTTTTGTTAATGGCGTTAACAACCAAGCAGCGTGCTTTTGTCGACGCTGTGAGGGGAGGTGCGTCCAACAAAGATGCAGCGATAGCCGCAGGATA